ATGTTCGGCTACCAGGAAGGGTGCAGGTTCTTCGTGGAGCTCAACGGCACGCAGGTGAACGTCGCCCGCGTTGACTTCGGTGGTGCACACCACGACATGCGTGCGCGTTTCGACCTTTCCGGCACCGGCTGCTCGAAGGTCGCCAGTTGGCAGGCCGTGCAGGATTGGATCGAGCGGCAGGCTGCGTACAAGCTCACGCGTGTTGACCTGGCTGTTGATCTGCTCATGGGTGAATACACCGTTGAGCATGCGCGCGATTGGTACTTGGCAGGACGCTTCAACGCTGGCGGCAGGATGCCTCGCCACAGCACCCCGGGCGACTGGCTTTGCCCGAAGCATGGCCGCACGCTGGAGGTCGGCAGGCGTGAAAACGGGAAGATGCTGCGCGCCTACGAGAAGGGTCGTCAACTGGGCGACACCGCCAGCCCATGGACTCGCTTCGAGGTCGAACTCCGCAACATCGACCGCGATTTGCCCCTCGACATTTTGACCAGGTGCGATCACTACTTCGTCGGTGCTTATCGCTGTCTCGAAGACATCCTCGCAGCTGCTGCGGAGCGCATTCGCACGCACCAGGTTGAAGGCGAGATCGCACTCGACAAACTCACTGAGCACGCACGCAGCGCCTACGGGCAGCTGTTCGACGTGCTCCGCCTCCGGCTGACTGCTGACGAGGTTCTCCAATCCCTCTCGCGCCCAGGTGTTCCAAGGCGACTGGAAAAGTCCAGCCTGGCGCGTTTCAACCTTTCGGCGTCGCCTGCCGAATATCTCAAGAAAGCGAACCATGAAGATCAACGTGATCGGGTTTGAAAGCAGCGAAGGCGTATCGAAGAAGACCGGCCAGCCCTATGCCATCGGCAAGCTGTATGCCGCCCTCCCCCTGGCCGGCTCCAAGGGCACCAAGGGCTACATGGGCAGTGAGTACCGCTGCGAGCCCTCGGTCCTGAAGAAGATCGAGCACAACGCCCCGCCGTTCATGGCGGAGGTCGAGTTTCAAGACGTGATGCGTTTCGGTGAACGGCAGCAGCAGATCGTCTCCATCGTGCCCACCGCGTCCGAAGTTAAGCCCGCCGGCACTGCCGTGCGGCCTGCCTGATCATGGCTGACCTGCACGCCTGGCTGTTGCTGGCGATTGCCGCCGCGCTGTTTCTTGGTGGCGTTCGTGTGTGGGTCGCCGTCGCTGAGTATCGGCTGCGTCGTCGTGTCGAGCGTCGCGGCTATATCAGTCGGCCAGTCATTGAGTGATTTCAACTGGTAGCCCTCCAACGTCGTGAGACGCCGAGGGTTATCGGGTGCAATCCCGAATTTCTCGGGAACACCAGTTCACCTGGAGTTCCAAATGAACGCTTTCATCCTCGCTCGCAAGAGCGGTGCTTCCGTCGCCCGCGCCAAGCGCATTGCCGGTGACGCCATCCTCAAGGCCAGCGCCGTCGCAGCCATTGCCGCGGCCCCTGCCCTGTCCTTCGCCGCAGAAGGCGATATCGATTCGCAGATCGCCGCTGCCGGCGTGAAGATCGTCGGCTACGCCGTCGCGGTGGTCGGCATCATGGTGACGTTCTGGGCCGCCAAGCGCGCCGGCCAGAAGATGGGCTGGTGGTAAGTCCTCGACCCGAAGGCGCAGGCCGTGGCTGACTCAACGCAGACCATCGTTGTCCAGGTGCAGCCTGCGCCGGCTTCGCCCGAGAACGTCGCCCTCTACTGGTCGATGTTCTGGGCCTTCTTCGCTGTCCTCGTCGGCATCTGGGGATGGAAAAAAGTCCAACAGATTTTCGACACAAATCATGAGAACTCGTGATGTTCACTTCACCTGCCGAGCTGCTTTTCGTCGGTGGCTTGTTGCTCTGCCTCTGGTCGTTCTTTCGCTGACCGCCAACGCAAATTTCATCGCGCGCACCACGCACGGCAACTTCGAGCTCGTGCGCAACGGCAAGACTACCGAGCTCCGTGCTCCGCAGACCGTTATCGGTGCTGGCTACGCTGTCTCGTCTACTGGCACGGTTGTCGGGAATGCCAACTCGGTTGCGGCTGCCGGCACGGCGACCCAAGGCATGGGCGCTACGGCAGCTGGAGCGACCGCCTCTGCTGGCGTCAACCTGGCTGGAACTGCAACAGTTCCCGTTAATGGTTCGACTGTGCCAGTTGCGGTCAAAGCCAATCTAGGCACGGATGTGCTGATCCCCGCGGCTATCTCCGGTATTGGCTGTGTGCAGGGAGGAGTAGTTGGGGTGCTGGCGTGTGCTGCTGTTGGTGCTGCTGTAGCTGGTGCGCCGCTCGCCTATGACTGGATCACGCGCGCTGGTGGTCGAATCAATCCGGAGACCGGTGCGTTCGAGCGCAAGGATCCTGTGTCTTGCACTGTCGGCCCTTGTTATGAGTGGCAGTTCACCTTCGGCGGCGCCGCTGCGGTCCCGCCGCTGCCAGGCGGTTGGTACAAAGAGAAGAGCTGTCCAGTTGGGTTTAAGACCTATTACAACGGCTACACCCTCATTTTCAAGGGCTTGTCTGCAGATAGCTCTGGATGCTTGTATGACGGCTGGAGCGGTACCAACACATCCGGTGCGCCTGCACTTGCGAACCAAAACCAGCAGGCTTTTCAAAGTCGTACGCGGGTGCCTGACGGGTATACCAATTGGTTGCCGTCGTCGATGAATGACATTGCGCCCTACATGAGTAACCTGCCTGTCGATCCTGGCATCGTGCGCGAGCTCGCAGACCGTGGCATCGAGCTCGGCAATCCACCGCTTCAGGTTACTGGCCCATCTAGCGTCGCCGGGCCCACCACCAGCACGACCACCAACAACACCACCAACAACACTAGCTCTACGGTCACGACCAACACGACGAACAACTACACGTACGAGGGCAACAAGGTGATCAACATTGGCACCTCGATCACATCGACCACTACGACGAAGAACGCGGACGGCACGACCAGCACGACGGGCACCAGCACTACGACTACAACGCCTGGCACTCCTGCTGAGCCACCAGAGCAGAAGGTTCAGTGCGACAAATACCCCAACAGCCTTGGATGCTCTGACCTCGATGTCCCCTCGGGCGATATCCCAAAGAGCAACAAGAACATCACGTTCTCTGAGGAGGCTGTGCTCGGTGGCGGCAGCTGCCCCGCTGACCGGTTGATCGGTCAGTACACCTTCAGCTACGCACCGACCTGCTCGACCATCACGAGCTATGTGCGCCCTCTGGTTCTCATGATCGCCGGTTGGATGGCCATCGTGATCATCTTCTCCATCGGGAAGCCTGAAGCATGAAGTTCGGCACCTTTCTCGTTTCGCTGATGCAGCCGCTGCTGGCGAAGATCCTGCTCTCTCTCGGCTTCTCGGTGGTCTCGATCCTCGGCATGGAGGCGCTGCTGTCCCAGCTCAAGCAGTCGATGCTCGGCAGCACCAACTCGATGCCGGCGGATGCGCTCGCCCTCTTCCTCCTCGCCGGCGGCGGCAAGGCCATCGGCATCGTCTTCGGTGCCCTCACCACAAAGTTGATGCTCTGGCAGATCCAGCGATCGACACAGATCCTCGGGAAGAACACAGGATGATTACCGTGATCACTGGCACGCCTGGTGCCGGCAAAACGCTCTACGCGATTCAGAAGCTGTTGCTGCCGCTCGTGGGCACCGATGTTGTCCAGGTCGTGGACGGCATCACCACCATCCATCCGCGCACGATCTACACCAACATCAAGGGCCTGACCATCGACCATGAGCTGATCGATGGCGGCGACGAGAACGGCCTGCGTGACTGGCATCTCTGGGCCAAGCCTGGTGCCGTGATCGTCTTCGACGAGGTGCAGAAGATCTGGGCTCCGCGCTCCAATGGCTCGCAGGTGCCGGACGATATTCAAGCGCTGGAGACGCATCGACATATGGGTGTCGACTTCATCCTGATCACGCAAAACGTGATGCTGGTCGACCGCAACATTCACGCGCTCGGTGGGCGGCACTTACACGTCCGGCGCATCGCCAACATGCCTTTCGCCACGGTCTACGAGTGGGACCATATCAGCCGCCAGCTGCTGTTCGCGAAGGCGATCACCAAGAGCCCATTTCGCCACGACAAGAGAGTTTACAAGCTCTACCACAGCGCAGATCTGCACACCAAGCAACCGCGAAAGCTGCCTGGTGTGTTGTGGTTCTTCGTCCTGGCCGCGGCGCTGCTGATCTGGAAGGCCCCTGTCGTGTATGACGGTCTTACCGGCAAGCCTGCGACCTCCTCGAGCACGAGTTCCAAGCCAGTTGCGGCCGCTGCGCCTGGTGCCGCTGGCCAAGCTCCTGCAGGAGGATCTCCAGCTGTGCCAGGTCAAGCTGCCCACCGCATTGACGATGCCACCGACTGGACTCCTCGCGTCAGCGCCAGGCCCGAGAGCGCGCCGGCCTATGACGAACTTCGCAAGGTCACCGCGATGCCTGTCGTCTCGGCGGGCTTCATCAAGGGCAAGATCGTGCGCTGCTACACCCAGCAAGGCACCGATGCAGGCCTCACTGAGATGCAGTGCCGCGAGTGGCTCACCAACACGCCATTCAACCCCTACGCCGTGCCGAAGCTGGAAGTCCAGCCCTCCCCTGCCCCGGACCATTCAAGGCCCTCTGAGGCGCTTTCTGCCCCTACCCTCGTTGTGCTGGACGGTCCCGGCTACCGTGATCCAGCCGGCGTACGCAACTCGGCCCGCTGATTCGACCTGGTCGAACTTCACTTGGCCGTGGTTACGTGCCCCTGCGCTGGCGCCCTCATCACTGCAAAGCAAAACGCCGGAGCCCTTGTGGCGGAGGCACCTTGTCTCTGGCGCTGCGTGGGTTACGTGCCCCTGCGTAGTCTCTGGCCGGCCAAACGACGCCTGCGGACGCAGGCTCCTACAGCTTCAGCAGTTTCATGCCAGCGATTGCCAACACTGCAATCGCAAGCCATACGAGCAGCTGTAGTGACCAGTGCCAGTCCGCTCCCCACAGTTTCGGTCCCTGCCCTCTTGGTCGGCGTGTGCGCTGCGTCTTCAGCCAGGCGAATCGCGCTGCAGCTTCTTCCTCGGCGTCCTCTTCTCGCTTCCGCCTGCGCATCTCATCGCGATACCAATCTCTGTCCTGCAGTCCCATGAAAAAGGCCTCCATTTGGAGGCCGATTTTGTCTGATAGTCTTACTAGGAATTACACTTTTTCAAGCTGAAAACGCTTGACATAAGCGTTATTGCGTTCGCGAATTCGACGGAACGAACCTTGTGTAGTTAACAACCGACCACAGCCCGGTCCGATAATTGCGAAGGCAAGCCTTTCGCGCTTGCCCCAGGAGGCTGCTCCGTGACGCCACATGCCTATCTTTCCCCCAAGCTCGCCCTGACCGCGCCCCGCGGTTTCGATTTGCGCTGCAGCGGCCAGCCGCATTACCAGCGTGACTGGCACATGCACGACTGCGCGATGCTTCTGTGGCCGCAGACCGGGAGCCTGAAAACCGCGTGGGTCAACGGCCATGCCGGCGAGAACCCCGGCCAGGCCGGTTCCGTTCAGCTGTCCCGCTCGACAGCCATCCTGCTGCCCACCGCAACCGCGCACAACACCAAGGCCAGCACGCAGAAGCAACGCCATGGCGAGCTCTATCTCGCGCCCGAAGTCCTCAAGGGCCGCGGCAGCTTCGGCGCCTTCCGGCTCGATGGCGCAACGCTCGCCATGCTCGATGCGCTGGTGTCCGCCGCGCTCGATCCGCGCAGCGCCGAGCCGCTGGTCGACGCCATCGTGATGCAGATCGCCGTGGGCCGCAGCTTGCCGCTGCTGCCTGAGGCCACGCCGCCGTCGCTCGGACAGAAGATGGTGAGCCGCTTCGGTCTTGCGCTCGAGTGGGACCAGCAGGTGCCGCTGGTCGATGCGGTTGCCTGCGAACTGGGCGTGTCGCAGCGGCAACTGCAGCGCGCGTGCCTGCAGGAGTTCGGCGCGTCGCCCATCGACATTCGGCGCCGCATGCTGGCCAGCCGCGCACGCGAGTTGATGGCGCAAGGGCAAACGCTGGCGCAGACCAGCCTGCAATTGGGCTTCGCTAGCAGCGGGCATCTCGGCCGGCTGCTGCGCGCGGTCGCGCACTGA